GGATGAACATGACGATCGACGACGCCGAGCATATCTCGAAGGATCGGCGCGACGCCATCGTCGCTCGCTTTCCCGAGCATGAACGTGACGCGCGCGCGATGGGCATTCCGATGCTCGGCGGCGGGCGGGTGTTTCCGATCGGCGAAAGCGCGATCAAGATCGAGCCGTTCGCGATCCCCCCACACTGGGCGTTGATCGGTGGGATGGACTTCGGTTGGGACCATCCGTTCGCCGCCGTGCGCCTCGCCTGGGATCGCGACGCCGATGTCGTGTACCTGACACACGAGTACCGCATCAAAGAGCAGACGCCGGTGGTGCATACGGCGGCCATCAAAGGATGGGGCACAGAACTGCTCTGGGCGTGGCCGCACGACGGCCACCAGCACGACAAGGGCTCTGGCGTCACGCTGGCAAGCCAGTATCGCAAGGCGGGCCTGCGGACGATGACGAGTCACGCGACGCACCCCGACGGCGGCTACGGCACCGAAGCGGGCGTCATGGCGATGCTCGACCGCATGAAGACCGGCCGCTTCAAGGTCTTCACGTCGTGTCAAAACTGGTTCGATGAGTTCAGGCACTACCATCGTCTCAAGGGCCTGATCGTGAAAGAGCGGGACGACCTTCTCTCTGCAACGCGTGTCGCGATCATGGAGTTGCGACGGGCCCGCTCGCCCGACATGAGGGGGCGCAGTCAGGCAACGGCCGACAGCGCCTACAACCCCCTCGACGGCATCCCGCACGATCGCGAACGCGTGCGCGGCGTGACCTACGGAACGGACGAACGGCGCACCATCGAAGAGCACGACTACGATGTCCTTCACTGATCCGCTCGACTACATCCTGAAACACCTGCGCGACCGCGACCGGGAAGAGATCGCCGAGTGCGGGCACCCGCATCAACTCATCGACGAAGCGTTCCGACGCGCGACCTTCATGCAAGTTTGGGCGTCGCCCATCACGCATAAACCGGCGTGCGTGATCGCCTTCGCCGAACAGACACCGAAGACGCTCGTCGCCGCGATGCTCGCCACCGACGACTGGCCGCACGTCGTGCGCGACGTTTTGAAAGCCGTGCCGCAGATCAAAGAACACCTACTCCGCAAGGGCTACGTCCGCGCCGAGTGCAGAACGATGGAGGGACACGATGCGGCCGTTACGTTCCTTGAACGACTCGGCTTTCGTCTCGAAGCGCGCATCCCGAGTTATGGGAAAACCGGCAAAGCTTTTAGACAGTACGCGTGGACCCTCGACGATCATTCTCTCGGTGCTACCCCCCTCGGTGAATAACTGTTTTCGCAACGTCGCCACCGTCGGCCGGGTCCGCACGACGGAGTACAAGCAGTGGATCAGAGCGGCAGACTGGGAAACCCTGGCGCAGCGCCCCGTCCGCGTAAGCGGCCCCGTTCTCGTCTGGATCGACCTAGAAGACGGCGCATCGCGCGCCGACACCGACAACCACACGAAGGCGCTTCTCGACCTGTTGGTGCGCTGGAAAATTATAGAGGACGATCGCGGTTCGATCGTCCGGCGCGTCTCGACCGGTTGGGAAAAAGACGTTAAAGGCGTCCGCATCATCATCACGCCGACGGAGGCGTAACACCATGACACGCGAAGAATGGGAAGCTCAGGCGAAGGACGCCGAGAACGATCTGCGCAGGCGCTACCCGAATTTGTTCGCCCGCTTCGACGCCGCCTTCAAACTGATCGAACACAAGGTGAAGGGCCTCGACTGGATCGTGACGCCTTCGGTGCTGCCGTGCGGCGGCGTCGATCTGATGATGGCGATGCGCAACGGGCTCGTGCAGGTTCACATGCACATCGACGAACTGCCGACGGACACGCAGCTTGCGGCCGAACTGGAAGAGTGCGTCGAGGGGGCGGTCCAAGCGGAGACGTACGTCAACCAGCAGATGTTCGACGAGCCCGCACCGACGAAGCATTGAAGTCGATCGCCTGTTGCAGCAGTTCGAGCCGGGCCGTCTCGTCCGGCGCATTGATGGCTTCGCGGATGTGATGAAGCAGCGTCTCGACGCTGCCGTGCTCGTCCTTGGCGATCGTCTCCCACTGGAAGATGTTCTTGCCGCCGACCTTGATCTTGGCGAGTTCTTCGTCGGTCATGGTCATTACGCCTTGGGTGAGGGTTTGATCTTAAACCAGACTTCGCACTCGACGAGCTTGCATGACTTGCCCGCCGTGAAGTGACCGGCATAGTCGGTATCGACGAAAACGGAGAACGACTTCCGGTCAGGGATCGACAGCGATCCGTCCGCCTTGTTGACGATCAGGACGCCGCGAACCTTTTTGATCTTATCCGCCACATCACTCGCCCTTTTTGAACATGCCACGGATCACTTCGGCGCTCTTCTGGTGATCGCCGCCCGCGCACATGAAGTCGTGGGCCCACGACTGCGTATAGCTGCAATACGGGCATATCCAGCCGCGCACGGTGGGCCACAAGCCGCCGGTGCCGCGATGGTTCTCGGCGCTGCGGTTGGGGCAGGTGAACTCGTGAAAGCAGCCGCAAACCTGAAAGGCTTGCAGCGATAGGACTTCGTCGGGTGTGAACGGCGCTTCGCGTATCGTCATATCCAAGTCTCCACGATCTTGCTGTCGTCCTCTTCGTTACGGGCGAGCGGGATCAGGCCCATCGTGAGCAACTGCTCGCGAATAATGTCCAGATCGGGCCCGATCATAAAGGTGCCGGTGGCGCGTAGCCCCTCTGGCTTTATCTCGAAGCGACGCGCGACGAAGCAGTGCGGCGCGTCACTGGGTTTGTCGTAGACCGTCCAAACGAAAAACGGGTCGCGTTTCATGGCCCCTCATTTCTTCGGTTTGCCTTTGCCTCTCGTCGAAACGCGACCAAGGCCGATGTTCTTTGCAAACTCCGAACGCAGGCGCGCGTATGCTGGCGCGACCATCGGGTAGTCGATCGGAAGGTCGAATTGCTTGCGGTACTCTTCGGGCGACTGGTTGTAGTGCGTGCGCAGATAGCGCTTGAGCATCGTCAGGTGCTTGCCGTCGTGCAGGCACACGAGATAGTCGTCGAAGATCGACTTCTTCGGGTTCACGTAGGGCTTCTTCTCTTCCGTCGCGGGCTCGCCGACATGCAGCTGCGCCAGCGCTTTGTAGACGGAGCCGATGAAGGGTCCGACATCGGCCGTCGGCAACTGGTTGCGCGTCACGTATGCCGAGACGATCTGCGTCGCCATGTTCGCCAGCGGGTCACTCGGTGACACCGCGGCCGGTACCGTGGGGTCTAGGTCTTTCTTAGCCAAGGCCAAATTTCCTCATCACGCGGGGCAGGAGGTATTGAAGGAGAGACGGATCGGCACCCGCGAAGATCGCCGCCTCATTCCCTTTGCCGTCATGGACGATCATTTCGATATGCGCTGGTGGGGCGTGGCCGTTGCTCTTGCGGCCGGGCTTGAGCGGCACGAACTGCGGGTCAGCGGGCCTTACGTTCGACGGTGCTACCGCTGTCACATTGGGTAAGGTCAGCGCGCCCCCGGTGCGGTTCACCCTTCCCGCCGCTTTGTAGACGGCGAATTTCCCGTTCGGCGGCAGCTTGTCTTTAAGCATGATCCCCGCCGACGTTTCACCGGCGGCGATGCGCAGGGCGTAGCCAGACAGCTTCGAGCCAAGCTTGAAGCCGAATTGATCGAAGCGCTCGGGGAAGCGCGCGGCCGACAAGCCGCTGCGCTTGTTCTTTTTCGGGGACACGTTCGGCGGCGGCGCTTCCACCTCTTTCGCCGGGTAGCCGTTCGGCCATTTCTTCATGCGCTTTTTCATCTCGTATTTCGTCGAGTGAATTGTTTGGCGCAGGAATTTGCGTTTGACGATGTCTTCGATGTCCAACCCCTCGGCGATCAGGGCAGCGATCTGGCTTTGCGCGCCGCCAGCTTTGAAGCCGAAGCGATCGCGCTGAATGGGATCGTATTTCATTTGAGGCGTTCGATCTTGAGCCGGTACCCCATCGGCTTGAGAACGGAATTGATGCGGCGAAGGAAGACCCCCTTCGTCTTGCCGGTGCGCCACGCGTAGTAGCCGGACGTGGTCAGTTCGCTCTGCTCGGCCAACCACGACCAAGTGAAGTGTTGCTCGCGTTGAGCTTCTTCCATGGTCCGCACGACCTCGCGCAATAGGCGGTCTTGCGGGGCGTCTACTGAAACAGACGCAGTCCTTGTCTTCGCACGAACCCGCGATGGGGCGTGTGCATTGGTCTGCAACATTCCGGTCCCTTTCTGGTGTGGGTCTTAGACCCCCGTTTCTACGCCTAACCCTAGGCGTTTGTCCATAAACCGCGCGTTAACCCCGGTCGCAAGACTGGCTGTGAGGTATTGCACAATGTGCATCTTCCCTTCGACCCCCAAGCCTCTGCCACCGCCGGTCGTTCCGCAGAAGCCCGACGCGAACGAAGCGCGCGTCAATGAGCTTAAGCGGCGCGCGAACATGAAGGGCTTTCAGGCGACCATCTCGCCCGGCACTTTGCTAGGCGCTGCCTCGCTTTCGCCATCGAATGACGCGTCCGTCACCGGCGGCAAAACGCTGTTGGGGGCTTAACCCATGGCGGAGGAATACGAGAAGCCGGATGTCCTGATCCGTCACTACGAAAAGCTGAAGTCGGATCGCGCCAACTTCGAGTCCACGTGGCAGGACATCGCCGACTACATGCGACCGGTTCGCGGCGACTTCAACGTGAAGCGGTCGCCCGGCGAGCGCCGCAACCAAAAAGTCTTCGACTCAACCGCCTTGTTCTCGGTGGAGAATTTCGCGGGCGGCATGTTCGGCATGATGACGAACCCGGCGAACCGCTGGTTCTCGCTCAAGGTCGAAGACGACGAACTCAACCAGTACGACCCCGTCGCCGACTGGCTGTGGGAATGCGAAAACCGTTTGCTCTATTCGTTCGGCCCGCAGGTGTCGCGCTTCTACTCGGCAGCGCCCGCGCTCTACGCCGACCTCGCATGTTTCGGCAACGGCGTTTTCTATTCGGAAGAGATCGAAGGCACCGGCCGGATCAATGACAACGTGCGTCCGCTCTCGGAATGCGTCATCGCTGAAAACGCCTACGGCGTCATTGATACGGTCTATCGGAAGTTCGAGACGACGGGCCGTCAGGCCGCGCAGCAATTCGGCTACGAAGCACTCAGCGACAAGCTGAAAAAGCGGATCGAGAAAGATCCGTTTTGCAGCGTCTGCATTCTTCATTGCGTGAAGCCAAACGACGACTTCGAGCCCGAGAAGTTCGGCACCAAGCGTTTCCGTTTCCAGTCCGTCTACATCGAAATGGACGAGCGCCATGTGCTCAAGCGCGGCGGCTATTACGACATGCCGTATCAGGTGCCGCGCTGGATGCAGGCGGCGGGTGAAGTCTACGGGCGCGGCCTCGGCGACAACGCGCTCGCCGATGTGAAGATGCTCAACCGCATGGACGAGACGGCGATCAAGGCGGCGCAGAAAGTCGCCGACCCGCCGATGGCGGCACCGGACGAAGGCGTCATCAAACAGGCGCGCACGTATCCCGGCGGCATGACGTACGGCGCGATCGACATGGAAGGCCGCCAGCTTCTCAAGCCGCTCATCACCGGCGCGAACATGAACATCACGCTCGAAATGATGGATCAGCGGCGCGAGGCGATCAAAGAGGCGTTCTTCTTTTCGCTCATGCAGATGGTGCAGAAGGGCGAGATGACGGCGACGGAATGGATGGGCCGACAGGAGGAAAAGCTTCGCCTGTTGGGCCCCAACCTTGGTCGTCTTCAAAACGATCTTCTCTCCCCGCTCATCAAACGCCGCTTCGGCATTCTGGCGCGTGCGCAAGTTCTGCCAGTGCCGCCGCTCGAAATTCAGGGCACGCGGTTGACGATCGAATACGTGTCGCCGCTGGCGCGCGCGCAGCGCTCGGGCGAAGCGAACGCGGTCATCCGCACGTATCAAGGCATCATGCCGATCGCCGAGTTTGATCCGTCGGTGCTCGACAACTTCGACGCCGACCAAGCGGCGCGTGCCGTGGGTACCGGCTTCTCGGTGCCTGCGCCGGTGCTTCGTGGTGCCGAGCAGGTCGCCGAAATTCGGGCGCAGCGCGCGCAACAGGCGGCGCAGATGCAAGCGATGCAGGCCGCTCAAGTCGGCGCTGGCGCGATGAAGGACACGGCCGCCGCCGCGAAAGACGCGTCGCTGTCGCGTGAAATACAGGCGCGTACAGCGGGCGGACAGGAGGCGCAGCCGGGCGCGTCGGCAGCGCCGCCGCAGGCGCAAGGCGCAGGCGCTGGCGGCAACGTCGCGTCGATCATCGACCAACTCCGCACGGCTCTTCAGGGACGCAGGTAATGACAAAGGTTTTCGACGCGCTGACCCATGGCGTCATGGGTTTGGGCACGGCCGTCAACACGCACGCGCTTGAGATCGCGCTCATCGTGTGGACGTTCGCCGCCTTCTTCATGGGCATCTTTTTGGGAGCGTCCGCGTGATGCTGCTCAAGCCCGATCGCATGAACGGCCAACCAATTTTCAGAGGTGTCACCGTGGGCTCCGACGGCCTGAACCATCAAAACGACAGCATCGTTTTCCCGCCCAAGATCATCGCGCCGCACGGCCCGGTGAAACCGCTCAAGGCTCTGATCGAAGAGGCGATGTCGAAGTTCGTCATCGTCGGCGACAAGGCCGGGGCGATGGGCGACGCACTTCAGAAGGCCACGCACAAGCTCGTCGCCTTCTACATGAAACGCGCCGCGTTGAACGAACGGGAGCGCATTCGCCTCGCGCTCGAACGGCACGGCATGAAAGAGGCTCAACACGCAATGATGGATATGTCCGATGGCTAACGCGAACTATCAACTTTGGGGCAACGCGCTCATGCAGGCGGGCGCGAATAGCTCGCTCGGCGGCACGGTCAAACAGACCTTCGCGGACATCACGGCCGCGTACGTCTTCAGCCAAGCGCACGACTTCGTCGATGACCTCGGCGCGAACGACAACCCCAACTACGGCGCGGCCGTCTCGCTGGCGAACAAGACGTTCGTGTCGAGCGTGCTTGACGCCGACGACGTGCTGACGCCCGCGCTGACGGGTGCCGCCGACATGGGCGCGATCGTTCTCTACGTCGATAGCGGCGTCGAAGCGACGAGCCGACTGGTGCTGTTCTTGGATACGGGCATCACCGGCGCACCGTTCACGCCGAGCGGTGCCGACGTGACCGTGCAGTGGAACGCCTCGGGCATCTTCAAGCTCGTCGCCTAAGCCCCTTAAAGAAGGGACACGATAAATGGCTGTCCCTACCTTTACGAGCTACACCGGCGCGTCGTCCACGACGCAGACGATCCCATTGCCCGCGACACGAGCGGGCCGTCGCGTCTTTATTTTTCTGCCAGCCGCGTTTAGCGGTTCGTTTAACGGCAACGGCTCGACGTGGATCGCTCTTCTCGCTATCGGCGCGCTCGGCGGCGTCTACTACCGCGACTGTACGGGGAGCGAAGCCAACCCCACCGTCACCCTTAGTACGGCGGCGCAATACCGTGCGATCACGGCGACGCTGGCGGCGGGCGACTATCTTTCCGGCGTTGCGCCGGTCATCTCCACCGCGCCGGGCACGGTGCTTGACCCCAATGGGGTTTCGACGGGCGGCGGCAACGGCACCGTCTTTGCGTGGGCGCATTGGGCTCACACGACGACGTGTAACCTCACGGCAAACCCTGCCGGATACTCTGCCGGTCAGTCGGCGGGGGCAACGTCAGTCATCCCCGGCAACTCGCTTTCCTACAAGCAACCGACGCCTGCCGCAGCGACCGAAGACCCCGGCGTCTTTACGCTGAGTGTCGCGCCGACATCGGCTCAGTCGTACACGATCTGGCAGAAGTCTACCTTCGTCCTTAGCCCGCCGCTGCACACGAATACGCAGCAGTTCGGCGGCGATGACGGCGTCACCAACTTCACGCCGCCCGCGCTCGCGTCGTCAGCCTTCACGTTCGGTCAGTCGCCGATCGCGGCCACGTCGCACGACATCCCGTTGCCGACAGACCTCAACGGCAAACGCCTCATTGTCGCGTTCACCGGTCTTGGCACGGCCACGTCGAGCATTGTCTTCCCGGCCGGATGGACGGAGATCGACACCACCTCGAACGCGAACGAACGGCAGG